GTGAGAAGCCTTGGCTTCCACCGTTACAGTCATTGACGGGCTCACGCACGTCTAGACCGATCTCCTTTGCACAGGATGGAATTTTCCCGTGCTAGGAGTTAGCACTTCACCCACAATTCTCTGTGGGTTGGTGCATATCTTAGAAAGCCAATTTACATCGTTGACTTTCCAGGATAAGTATCTTATACCTATATTTATAAGGTGTAAGACTACTTTCGTCAAAGGGTCCCCCATAAGGACTCCCCGGCGAAGAATGTACTCATGGACGTTTTCAATACCGTCCACAGGTACACCAAAGTCAGTCATCACGCCGATAGCTGTGAATCTGACTTTTCTGGGACGGTAACATGTTGCTGACACGATACCGACCAGTACTTTAGGGATGCCGCATTTGCGCATCCATAACGTAGCGGGTATTTCTGCAACTTGATGTTCCAGAAAATCCGTCGCCGTCTTAAAGTCTGTAGAAAGACAATAAGCGTCGCGATAGACCTTTGTCACTTTTCTTGTGACAGGATCTATATGTTCAGTAAGGAGACTTTCCTCACTAAACATTACTTCTTCATACCCTTCTTTTCCGAAGGATCTGAAGAAGTTCCATCCGTGTGCCTCTTTTGACATCCCGGATTGGCTGCTCTTGAACCCTTTTTGAAGGGGCCAAGAGCAAATTGCATTCACAACGTCTAAAACGACTTTGAGTGCAACTGCTCCCTTGGTAACGCTTCTAGCTTTACCAGGTTCGCTGACGACCAACATGAATACTTTACGTAATTCATCTAGGTCTGTCGTGAGTACTTCTTCTAAGCAACGCCAAAAGATGTATTCACCTGGTGTGCAATCTTCCAAGATTTTCACACCAGTTTCTCTTCCGTCCTCCAAGTTTAGAATCTTGCAGGTCCGACCGAGAACTCCTTCGTAGACGATATCTTGTATCGCCTGCGCGGAGCCGCCTTCGCTTCTTGTCTTTTCAAAACAAGAAGCTGTGGCAGCCCTTATTCCAGCCTTCGTACGAAGGCCGGTAAAGGCTGAGTCTGGTACTTCATCGATCATCTCTTTAAAGCACCGCTCTAAAAGATACCTGTCCGCCTTTGGCAGCGGGATAGGTTCTTTTGACGTAGTCAGAATAAGATCAATCTTAGTCTGAATCGCCACCAGAGGTGGAGGGGTTCCCGCCCCCCTAGTCTGGCTCAGAATGCCACGCACACGGATCTCCGTGTACCTGTCTCTGATATCGAGGTACTCCGTCAAGCAAGGACGGAATACTTCGAAGAACGGGTTAATACGAGCCCTACGGCTCGCATCCTCCCGCTCGATGAGGTTTGGGATTTCGCGACGATTTGCGAAATCCTTCACCGCCTGCCTACACCGTTTTAGTTCGGTATATGCGGGCACCGACTTGACATCCTCTCTCGAGGATATCTCGCCGTCATGGAATTCGTCCCCAATTAAATTGGAGATCATTCCAAGAACGAACATATCAAATTTTTGCCATGTCCAGTTCTCATTGGGTGTCGCCAGGTATCTTTGCTGGAACACACCATCAATCGTCAGCAACATTTGAATAAATCTTGCC